AATTGATTACAATTATAACAAAATAAACAATTAGCGTATGAAAAAAATATATGAAAAAAGGAAAAACTGCCAAATTAACAGGGTATCGGACATTTAAATCACATTATGGGACAATAGACTCCCAAAACTTAAAATCAATTTTTATAAATATACAAACGTGGGTTGAACCAAAAGAAGACTTAGAAAATTGGAACCGAGTTGTATTAAACATGTCAAGATCGGTTAAACACACGGTTTTGGATAATATCAATAAAACCGTTTTTGACACCAAATTTATTGTTGATCTTGATTTAAGAACAAGCGGGATCCAACTAAATAAAAAATCATTTATGAATTTAGAAATAAATTTATTCTTATTAGAACCTATGGATTTTAAATCACCAAAATTAAAAAAACATGTAAAAAATCTAATCAAAAGCGTGTATGGGGATGTTTTAAACAAGAACAAATATTTCAAATGTTTTTTAACTAAAAATGGAAATATTAAACCCATAAAAAAAGAAACCGAAACTATTTAATATTTATATATAAAAATACTTAATGGAAAATTTAAAAATATTAGGACCAAGAGATTCAGGAAAGGGGATCCTTGTTGAGTATGACTCGGGATACATTGATCCAAATGATAGAAGAAACTTATCAATGATTAGAGAAAATCGTGATATGTTAGATCACTCAAAACCATTTGAGTTCTATGCTGTTCTTCAAAAATACAACACCCCAAATAGAAACGGAAGGATTTATCCTGAAAAGATATTAAAGCGTGAATCTGAAAATTATAAAAAAATGATTCAAAAAGGAACGGCTCTATCTGAGTTAAATCACCCTGAATCATCATTAATTGACTTAGATAGAGTATCACACGCAATTACCGACATTTGGTGGGAAGGTCCAGTACTTTTAGGTAAATTAAAATTACTTACAAGTCCAGGGTTTCACGAAAGAGGAATTGTTTCAACCAAAGGTGATTTAGCAGCAAACTACTTAAGACAAGGTGTGACATTAGGTATTTCTTCTCGTGGTGTGGGATCACTTAAAAAAGTGGGAGAACAAAATGAAGTCCAAGATGATTTTGAATTAATTTGTTTTGACCTAGTGTCATCTCCATCAACGCCAGGAGCTTATTTATTCACAGATAAAGATGATAGATCTAAATTTGAAGAGAACTTAGATGAGGAGAAAAAAATGAACGCCGAAAGACATGTTGGTGAAAACGGTAATAAATCACTTGACTTAATGAATAGATTATCCGATTATTTGAATAAATAATTAATTATGGACGAAAAATATTTTATCGCAAAGATCACAACCGATATGGTTGACACTGAAACTGGAAAAGTTAAAAAAATGAGAGAAGAAAAATTGGTTAAAGGGTTTTCACCCACAGATGTTGAGGCCAAAGTAACCAAAGTTTATGAAAATTACACTATGGATTGGAGAATCACTTCAATTAGTGAAAGTAAAATTGATGAGGTTATTGAAGGATAATAATCAATTAATTTAGTTTAAAAAGGGGGAGGGACAATAGTCTTTTCCCCTTTTTTTTGTTTTATTATATCAAAAAAACAATTTTTTTACTTTTTGATGATATTTATTAGAAAAATATTTTATAAAAAGTATGACAAATAACAAAAATGTAGTAGCAGACGCTCTTTTTCAAATCAAGAATTTGGAGGAGACTCTACAAGAAAATGCAAAAGGAATACTTCAATCTACAATGAGTGAAGAAATCAGACAACTAGTAAAAGAATCTCTTAGAGAACAAGATGAAGAAGAGATTGAGGATGAAGAACTGTCAATTGATGACGAAACTGAAATTGATGACGAAACTGAAATTGATGACGAAACTGAAATTGATGACGAAACTGAAATTGATGACGAAACTGAAATGGACGACGAAACTGAAATCGATGATGAAGAAACTATTGACATGACGGGAGCGTCAGACGAAGAAGTTTTAAGAGTATTCAAAGCAATGGGTGATGAAGACGGAATCGTTGTGAAAAAAGAAGGTGAAAATATTCATCTTACTGACGGTGATAACGAATACATGATCCAATTAGGTGAATCTGAAGAAGACACGGAAACTATGTATGAAATTGAAATGGACGAAGAAGATGACATTGAAGACGAATACATGGAAACTATGTATGAAATTGAAATGGACGAAGAAGATGACATGATGGAAATGGATGACATGGAAATGATGGAAATGGATGACATGGAAATGATGGAAATGGATGACATGGAAATGATGGAAATGGATGACATGGAAATGATGGAAATGGATTACGAAAATTTTGACTCAGTTATGGAATCCGTTAAAAAAGCCATTAAAGAAAAAGGTGTTGGAATCGGAAAAGGTCCTAAATTCAATTACGATAAAAAACCTAACATGAACGGAGGTTTCAATACCAAAAGAAAAGAAGCTTTTGGAAAAGGAACTAAAGCCATGGGAACAGGAAAAGCCAAATTTGAATATAAAGAAGGTATGAATATGGAAAAAGGATCTATGAAAAAAGTTGAGACGAAAGAAGCTTCAAGAACTTATGGTAATGGATCTAAAAATAATAGTAGAGGTTTAAGAAAAGCAAGAACAAACAACAGAAATTATGAATACAATCCATTTAAAATTTCTGAATCTACTGAAGTAAACTCATTGAGAGAGAAAAACGAAGAATACAGAAAAGCTCTTGATGTGTTTAGAACAAAGTTAAATGAAGTTGCTGTTTTTAATTCTAACTTGGCTTACTCTACAAGATTATTTACTGAACATTCAACCACAAAACAAGAAAAAATAAACATCTTAAGAAGATTTGATAATGTTGAATCTTTGAAAGAATCGAAAAATCTATACAAAGCCATTAAAAATGAATTAGGAAATGGTGTAAGTAAAGAAAACTCAATAAACGAATCAATTGAAAGAACTGTGAATAAATCTGTATCAACAGGTTCATCATCTAATTTAATTGAATCAAAAACGTATGAAAATCCACAATTTTTAAGAATGAAGGATTTGATGACAAAAATAAAATAAACAATAAATAATAAAAACCAAAAAAAATGGGAGCATTATTAGAATCAGGTCTTGTAGGTAACATCGGGTTAAAACACCTTAAAGTTATCAAAGAAGACACTATTAACAAATGGGACAGATTAGGGTTCCTTGAAGGTCTTAAAGGCCACCTAAAAGAAAACGTAGCTCAATTATATGAGAACCAAGCATCTTTCTTGATTAACGAAGCAACTTCAGATGGTTCTTCTAACGGAGCATTTGAAACAGTTGTTTTCCCAATCGTGAGACGTGTATTCTCTAAATTGTTGGCTAACGACATCGTATCTGTACAAGCAATGAACTTACCAATTGGTAAATTGTTCTTCTTTGTACCAAGAATCCAAGGATATTCAAACGCATCTTCAGAATATGCAAATCTTTATCCTAACTCAACACCAAATAACGGATCAGCGGGTGGTGAGCACTACGCACCAATTGGATCTCCTAATGGACCGACAGATGTAGGTGCTGGTTATCCACCATCAGGACCATATTCATACAAAAAAGACTTGTATGACTTGTTCTATGAAGGAAATGAGGCATCTTTAGATCCTCCAGGGTTGTTTGACTACTCTAAAGGTAAATGGACTGCAGTTACAGCAAACACAACTGTACAAGTATGGGCTGGTAGTAGCTTAGTTAATGCACCTTTAACATCGTACTCAGGAAACACAAGAAAAGTTATCATGAAACTTTGTGGTTTTGCTAACGCAGGTACTGGAAAACTTATCGGTCCTGATGGAAATGAAATGGATACAGAATCTTTCCTTTCTGATTTAAGAATTTATGGTACATCAGCAATTTCTGCAGAAACTACACCTTGTAATGTATTTACAAGTACTTATAATGGTCAAAGCGTATTTGTTCCTCTATTATTTAGAGTTGTTACACAAATCTATGGTCAAGGTATTGTAACACCTACAAGTACTAACACGGCAACTGTATTTGGTAACTCAGGTAATGCGACAGGTACAAACACTGGTGACGGTGGAAACTACAACAACATTTGTTCTCAAGATGGTTGTATCTATTTAGAAGTAGATTTATCTTGTCCAGTATGTGCTGATTGTGACGCAACATCATTAGATGGTTACACAGGAACTACTATCTATTCAGGAACATCAGGTGGTTCATTTTTAGCTTGGTAT